CAACTCAGAGATGAACTTGCTGAAATAGAAAATCTGTCTGTCAGAGAGCGTGCTGTTAGAGCAAGGTTCATTGAAGATGAACAACTTGCTGACGCTCAACGTGCAAGAGAGACTTTAACTGAAACAGAACCTGAGTTGGATGTGGCACAATCCAGACTCGCTCAGGAACAAGTCATAGCGGACGTTTACGATGAACGTCCTCCTGTGGTGTTTAATAATCGTGACAACTTGGATGAATTGTTTGAAGTTAATGTTAATCGTATTGAGACTGCTGTTAATGAGGCTCGTGAACGGTTGAAGTTGGTTGTTCAGGCTGTTAAAAACGTTGCGGAAATGGATCAGTCCGTTGTTGCTGTTAAACGTATACGCAAGTTCCTTTCAGAAGTTGAGAAAGGTGTGGGAGGGTACAAGTTTGATGAGTTATCTACTGGTCTTCCTATTGAGCGTGTTAGACGTTGGGAGAAGTTGATTAAGACTGCTGTTCGTTTGGATAAAGAGTTGCAGCATGAGGCTTTTGTTGCTGGTACTCGTAATTTTACCACAACGTGGGAAGAGGGTACGGTTGCGTTGAAGCAGTTTAATGATGAGACTGCGTTGTTGTCTGAGGAGTTGGCGTTAACTACTCGTGCTAATCGTCGTGATAGTGGTTATGCGTTTAAAGATTTGCAGTTGGATGATGATGAGTTCGCCCAGTTGCAGTATGTGGTTGAGCGTAGGAACGCTTTGGCTATCGAGAAAGAAGATTTGTTGGTTCGTCAGGCGGAGATAGAAGCAGAAATAAAGGTAGCCCAAGAGGAGGGTGATGAGGCTGCACGAGTTGCTTTAACACACCAAACTCAAATAGTAAAACTTGAAAGCAAGTTGAAGGAAGAAATCATGGCAAGGGAGCAGGCTGCTGCCGAGTTCTTCCAACAGAAAGAAAGATTGGAACAAGTCAAAAAAGATACTAAAGAATTGTTTTCAAGTTTAACTGAAAGAGACACTGCTCTTGGAGTACCTGCTGGTCCTCTTAGTAGACAAGGAATAGATATTACTCGTATCGATTCCCAAGGGAACACTAAAGCATTGATCAGCGACATGCTGGCTAAAGATCAAACTTTTGATTTAACACAAGAAGCCAGAGATGCAAGTATCAAAGCACTTAAGGATGCTTTAAAAAATTCTGAGTGGGGTCCTTGGACTTTGCTTAGTAAAGATCAAGCAATGAACGATAATGTTTTTGCTGTTATCAATGCGTATGCAGCCATTAATGATCCGAAGCAAGTGGATGGTTTGTGGAAAGCATGGGATGGTGTTCAGACTTGGTTGAAGGCTGGTATGATCGCTACCCCCGGATTTGTGCAGCGTAACATTTTTGGTGCGTTCTTTAATGCTTGGTTGGATGGCGTGAACTTGAATGAGATTATGAAATCTATGAGTATCACTTCTCGTGTTGCTAAACACGCTTCGTCTAACAGGTTGTCTTTCTATGATGCTGCGAAACAGTTGGCTAAAACCAACGATGACATGGTTGATTATGTTGAACTGTTAGAAGTTGGTGTGCGTGGCGGCGGTCAGGCTGTGTCTGCTGTCGATTTGGAATATGGTTTACGGAGAGCGCGCAACATGGAACTGTTGTTAGGTGGACGTGGACGTGTTACGGAGCGTGGGGGTAGAAGAACTAGGGTTGTGTTAGCACCGTGGTCGCCTCGTTTCGCTCCTTATGCTGCTGTGCGTAGGGTTAACAGTTGGGCTGAGGATATGATCCGCATCGGTGTCGGTATGGACACGATGCGTCATGGTGGGAACATTGATCAAGCGTTGAGTCGTATCGCTAAAACACAGTTTGATTACGACGAGTTGACAAGTTTTGAAAGAACTTGGATGAGAAGGTTTATACCGTTTTACACTTGGACTAGGAAGAACGTTCCTTACCAGTTGCAACAGTTAGGTAAGAACCCTGCTAAATATAATCGTTTGTTGGCTGCTAAACGTAACCTTGAGTTAGGAACTGAAGGTGAGGGAACTGTCCCAGATTATTATCTGGAACCGTTCGGTATAAGAATGCCTTTCAAATATAAGGGCGCTCAGGTTTACAGTGCGCCTGATTTCCCGTTCCAAGATTTGTTCCGTTACGACCCATTCAGGGAAGGTGCTGGAGGGTGGAAAGAAACAATGGCTAAGGGTATGGGTATGACTTCACCTATTATTAAAACTCCTTTAGAGGTTATTTTCGGTAAACAAATTTTTACTGGTATTCCTTTCAGTGGTCGTTATCAGAAAACTCCTAGTCCTTTGGAAAAGATTCCTATGTTGATGGATATTTTAGGAGAGTTGGGTATGGCTAAGAAATCTCCTAGCGGCGAGTGGAAGATGAGGGATCATCACATCTATTTGGTTAATGGTAGTTTGCCTACTATTAGTTTTATTCGACGTATGTTCCCTAATGAACCTAAGTATCAAAGAACCCACGCACGTAATATGTTGAGTAGTCTGTTGGGTGTGTCAGTTAATATGAACACTCCTGAGGTTCAAAGAAACTGGCGGGCTAATCAAAAATATGAGCGTTTATCTGAGAGGCAAGACTGGAAAGACTTGGTTTCTAGGGTTAGATGACGGGACAAAGAGGAGTATAAGTTATGAAGCACGTGTCTAGAGAAACGTGGGGTGCTAAACCTCCACCTAAGGGAAAGTTCGACAAGTTGAACTCTTCAAGGGTGCAGGGTGTTGTGGTACATCACTCTGGTGTTGAGAACGGACCTAAAGGGTCCGCTGCTGTTCAGGCTTTTGAACGTCACCATATGGGTAAAGGCTGGGATGGTATTGGTTACAACTGGTTGGTTGATGAGAGTGGAACTATTTTTGAGGGGCGCGGCTGGGAGAGTCGTGGCGCTGGCACTAAGGGTTGGAACAGTCGTTCCATTAGCGTTTGTTACACAGGCTGGGGCGGTAACAAGCCTCGTGATGAGGCGTTACGTGCTTTAGAGGCTGTTGTTGCGGGTGCTGAAGCACATTTCGGTAAGGGAATGTGGGTGTCTACTCATCGTAAGAAAGCCAAAGCAGGTTATACGACGTGTCCTGAGAAGTGGTTGGGTGACTGGGTTGAGAATGGTATGGGTACTGTGCAGCCTCCTGAGACTGTTGATTGGGCTGCTATTATTCGGTTCTTTAAAGATTTACACGAGCAGGTGAAGCAGACTCCTTTGTCTCGTTCTTCTCGTAGTCGTGGTTTGCCTGTCCGTTTGGTGCAGGGAAAGTTAGCGGAGCGTGGTTTTGATGCTGGTCCTGTTGATGGGGTTTACGGCAAGAAAACTGGTGATGCTGTTAGAGAGTTTCAGAAGACGCAAGGTTTTTTGAAGGTTACGGGTGTGGTGAACGGTGAAACGTTCGGCTGCCTGTTTATACAATAAGGAAAAATATTATGCCAAAGGGTACAGGATATGGTTCTTTTGAGGACACTTTTGGTTCTCAGGATGAGCAACTTCACAACTCTTCTTCTTCATTCAACATGTGGGATATGAGTCAGAAGGCTAAGAAAGCCGCAGCATATTTGCGGGGAACTAAATTGGGCAACGCCGCACATGGTGGTCGTCCTTTCGGAAAGTAGGTTATTATGCCACACAATTTGGATGGTAAAACAATGAAGGTGCCTAAAGCCTCTAAGGTTTTGGTGGACACTGCTTCTCAGGGTGGGAACCAAGGTTCTCTCACTGGTGACGCTATGTTACGAATGAGTAACGGAATGCGTGCGAAGTTTGACGAGAACGACTAATGGGTCGTAAAAAACCTCGTCCAAGATATTAATCTAATAAAGGAAAAAATTTGAAGAACATGTTTGATGTATTAGAGCGTGCTGGGTGGACTTTCGCTCAAGCGTTCCTTGGTGTTTTCGTTGTTGCTGACTTGTCGTCAGCGAAGGGTGCGGGTATTGCTGGTATGGCAGCAGCCGTGTCTGTTCTTAAAACTATGGTTAAGGACAAGGTAGCGAAGTAATGATGGAAGCCGACCTTGAGGCTAAATGGGATGAGTTTATGGAGGTTGAAGGGTTCACTCTTCAAAAAGATATTTATGATCACCTTCAGGACACTGCCCATTTGTTTGATATCAGGGATGGCATTCATGCTAAGTGGTCACCTGATGGTGTTCTAGGTATACTTCTAATCTTTCATGAGCAGGAGGCTGAAATTCTGCTCGCCGCTTTTGAAGCGGCTTTAGATGGTGTTGATGAGGCTGGTGAGGCGTTCGCTGTTTGGACTACTTCTTTGATGGGGTTGTTGAGACAGTCCATGATTCCTAATTGGGAAGAGTAGTCACCTTTTAAGCCATTCTTGAACGAGTTCTGAGTCAATTAGTTTAGTCATCAGTTCACGTCTTATCTTGTCACGTCTACGGGCTAGTGACGTTTTAGGTATACCCAGTATGCGTCCTGCTCCTCTGAGTGACAGGCGTTCTACTATCAGGGCGTTGAATATCCATCTGTCTTCTGGTGTCAGGTCGTCGATTACTGCACCTATGAGTTCTTTCAGGTGGGCGGTTGCTTCTAAGGATGGGGTCCATGATTCTTGGAACGGTGCGAGTTCCATTAATGATTGCATTTCTGTACTGGGTCTTGGTTTGTATAAAACTTTATTGTTTGATACGAACACCCATTCTTCAGTCGGAAATTCTTTCTTCTTCCCCATCAGCCTTCCAAGTGGTTACACTATGTAAACGGTTGGCTGCTATAACTCTAGTGTTTTCTTCGTCGTAACCTGATGGTTCTCCGAGTTCCCACGCTTTGTCGTGGTCTAACCATCCCAGCATTTCGACTGCGCGAAATTCATCTGGTACTGGTCTGACTACGAACAGGACAAGTCCTTTTCCTAGTTGCCTGCGACGTACCGCCGCATTGTTAGATGTTCTAACTCTTCTTACTTCGATGTTGTTTCCTACGTCTGCACGGTTACGGTTTTCTTGATGACGGTTGCCTGCCCATACGTGACCACCCCAGTATTGGTTGGTCACTCTGGCTACTGCTAGTTCACCGATTGCTGCGGCGACTTGTGCTGTTCTGTCATCTTCCATGTATTCACGCTTATAATGGGTAGCATCTTGTTTTTCCCAATTTTCCGTAAAGCGTCTGATACCTACATGAGATGCCCATTCATATTCCCACTTTTCTAATTCAATTAATATCACGACGGTCTACTTTCACTGCGTTTATTCGTACTACTTGGTTGTCGTCATCCCATGCTATTCCATTTAAAGCATCTAATGTGAGTTTAACATAATTATCTAGGTCACCTCTGAGAGTTTTTGCTGAGTGTGGTGAGGTGGTTACGTGAATGATTGTTTCGTCCGGTGTGTACATTAATGTGACTTCTACGGGTTCTGTAAATTTTTGTTCGACTTGTTCGTTCCATGCTTTTGCTACATGGTTTTCTTCTTCCAGTGTGCTTTTAGGAGTAAATACTTTTCCTCCTTTGGTGTGCCGTGGTCTGGCTTTTACTTTAGGTTTACGATCTACTATCGCTATGAATGATTCCATCTTGTTCTACTTTTTTACAAGCGTTCCTTACTGTTTCTTCTAGGCGTTTGTCGCCGTCTGGTCTTTTATTATATTTCCCTCCCCAGTCGATGTCTGCTTCTTTCAATTCTTTTAGTATCACATCTTCGGCGTATCTTTGTGTTGCCATTGCGCAGGCGAGGGCGAAGAGTGTGCTGGATCTGTCTCCTTCTGGTTTTTCTGGTTCTGGTCGTGGACCGTTACGCCGTATCACTCCTGACAGACCGTCCAGCACCCCCGTATAGGGGGTCTTCCTATAGGTAAATGCTGGGCGAGGCTCAGGAGGGCTGTACAGGGCTCTCACAGGCTCCCACGCAGCAGGTGTTATACGTGTTGGTATTGCTTCTTTTAGGAACACTCTGAGAGGAACCATAGAAAAGGAGTATTCGGGGTTGTCCATCTCGTTGTAACCACCCTGTTTACGGTTCGCTGCGTAGGGTAGTCTCACTCCGTTCCCCCATCCTCTTTCAGTTATTTCTGTTTGCTTCGGGTTGACTTCTTTAACGGGTGCTTCCACTATTTCACACGCTGCTGTTAAACCTACTCTTACATCTATAGCAGACATGGGTTCTATGAAGAACACCCATACGTGGAATCCTTTTGAACGTGACCGTTCAACCCAAGAAGTCACTCCTAGTTGTTTAAGAACTTCTCTCAAGTTCTTAGCGTGAATGTATGACTCTGCTATTCCTTCATCAAAGTCAACGCATCCCCACCAGACTTTAATTCCATCTTCAAGTGCGACCAGTGGGTACACACCGATGGCAGGAGAGTCCTTCAGGTGGTCTTCGACCACGTTCAGGAAGTCTTTGCCGTCCGCTGGTATGTACCCACCGTCCGCTGTTTGCCAAGGACGAAAATCTCCGTCATCTTTAGCGACACGTCCGCCACGAAACAGTAAAGCAAAATCAGTTATCTGTTCGAATGTTATCTCATAAGGGTTACTGGTTTCCATCTGGAATCAGTTCCTCCCAATAAGGGTGAACGTGACCGCACTCTGGATCTAAGTAATACGTTTGATCTAGGAGTCTGGCTGTTCTCTTATTTTTGCAAATATTCATATTGATACTGTTCTCATGATATTTGATTTCCCAGTTTGAAAGATCTTCTCGATCTTTCTTTCTGTAAACCTCCATCACAAATATGGCTTCTTGTTCGCCACCATATCTACCGGCGTGGATACCAGCAGGTTTACCTCGTTCACCTGCGGATCTACCCGCTTGGTGGACAAGACCGACTGGTACACGCTGGGTTTTAGCCCAACGTTTCAACGCTTGCGCTTTGGATGTAACTCCTGTTGCGTCAGCGTCACCGCCGATCATCAGTTCAAGATAATCGATCATACAAAAGGAAGGGTTGGTACCCCACCATTCTCTCGCTTCATCCATCGCTGCTGACATGGCTTCTAATGACATTGATTCGTCGATGATTGCGATGCGAGACAGTTCCCGTTCGGAGGCTAAACTTAACGCATCTATTATGTTTCTGTCTCCTGCTTTGATTGCTTCTTCCACATCAGTGGAGGAACGCCCTTGCAATAAGCAAAACAGTTTCATCGCAACCAGTTCTCTTGGCTCATCCATTGAAAATATCACAACGTGAGCATTAGAATCATTTACTAGGTTAGTTACTATTGAGTTGAGCAGAATCTGTGACTTCCCTGTGTGGGAACGACCCACAACCAGTAGCACTTCCCCTTTACCAACACCTCGTGTTGCTAAATCTATTTCAGGGAAACCTAGGTACCATCGTTCTGTCGGGTTGCGTATAAAACCTATAAGGTTTTGAACGACCTGAGAAGTAACAGCCCATCTGCTTGGTTGCTTGTCGCTGTCCACCTCGCCGCCCTGAGCGACGACGAGGCGTTCAGCCACTTCATCCTGCGAATGCAGGGTAGCCATATTAGGAACGAATCTCCGTACCTATGGCGCTCAATTCATTGGAGTCTTTACCAGTGAATGGGCATACAAACCAATCGGGGACAAGAGACTTGCCGTCCTTCTTGGTTAGCCAGATTCCTTTACCATCAGCCTTACGCTTATAGTCAGGTCCTGCCTTGTTGAAATTAGAATCTGGATCTAATTTCTTCTGCCAATTTGGGTCCCACCAGTTGGACTGATTGTCCATCAAGTCTTTCCAAATTTCTTCCAAGGTTCCTCCCGTACCTTTAGTACTGTAGGAATTATTGCTGGTCGAAGCACTCGCCACGGGAGTACTTTTAGTGGTCGAAGGAAATTCCTTCTGTATCATACGCACCCCCTGTTCGGATAGTTCATATCCGACACCGAGTGCCTCATAGTTGGCTATCTCCAAAGTTTCACCCCATTTGGCTATTTCTTCGGCTACTGCCTCTTTGTCGTCAGAGTCCACCGCTATCGTTACCGAACACGATGCCTCTGCTGGTTCATAGTTACCTGTTTGGATAACTTGTCTCCGAAACACCGTGAAGGTGTTATCTGTTTTTTCTCCCATTGGGTCTACCTCTTTTCTATAGTTGGTTCCATGGGTCTGGTCCCGCAAACCTGCCACGACATGTTGACCACGCTCCACACCATTTCGGAGCGCAATGCCAACCGACCATGTTTAAAGGCCATACGGGCAGGTCTGCGGATATGAGTGTTCCAGCGGAGCGAGCAAGCGCAACCAAAGATGCCCACCCCGCCGGTCCTACGTTCACTGTGGTCCGATGCACCTTGCCTTTGACAAGGTGTACGAACTCAAAATCTAAAGGTTCTTTAAGGTTGTTGTCTGCCATCGCTGACACAGCCCAAGTGTATGCTGCTGCTTGAACTGACCATCGTTTCTTTTCCCAGTCGTCTGATGGTTTACGACCCGGATTTTTCCAATCTATTATTGGTCGTGGGAACTCTTGTACACAGTCGATGGTTCCCTGTAACCAGATTTCTGGTTTGTGGTCAACCACGAGTGGTAGTTCAAAGTGTTGCTCAACTGCAATTGGTTTAATATCTTCTCTTACTTCATCCCACCATGCTACTGTGTTGAGTTCAACTATTTTTCTACACTCTTCTATCTTGTGGTTCCATCTAACTATTTCTTGTTCTTTTCTAGTCAACTCTTCTAACGATGCATCTATGGTGTCCGTTTTTGATAACGGACTCCCTGTTTGCATTTGCTCTGTGAGACACTGTTCGATGCCGTAGTGGACTGCGGTGCCTATCGCAGTGTTGGTGGACTCGGTGGACTCGGCGATGCCCAGCATGTCTTGTCTGGCTCGCTCTGGACACATCGCTAGGGTGCCGAGCCAAGATTGGCGGAGGATGATTCGATCTTCAGGTGGTTGCATAATTAAATTCTACCCCATGTATACATGGCATGGCGGGATACCCTAGGGGGTATCCCGCATAGCATGAAAGTATCACAAGCCAAGAGGATCAGCCCTCACCTTTGATAACTGTTAGGTCTGGTTTGTCGCTAGGCTCAGGTCCATCTACTTCAATTTCTCCACCTAACGATTGGAATATCCATCCAACATGTTGCATGAACTCTTCGTCCCTGTTGACTTGTTCGTTCATGTAATCTCCTACTGTTTTGAGTAGGTGTTGGAATATGGATATTATCCCTGTTATAGCGTCAGCGACAGACCCTGCTTCTTTACCGTCAGGGTATATCACTGCTTCTATTTCTTTTAATCTCTCCTCTATAGAGAGTTCTTTCTTAGTTGCCATGTTATGTTCCTTCCATTTGTCGTATGGCTTTTAATTCTCCTAATGTGTAGGTGTCATATGGGTCAACAACGTGTTTGGAACGCTTCCGAATTTTGATAGTTCTGTTGCGTTCGTATTCAAGGTTTGCTGCTGAACAGATGTCACATCTGCAACGGCTTCTCTTATATGCTGATAACCCATGTTTAAAACTATTCATCTTTAGATGACCAGTCTTCTTTTAACCTATTAATATAATGTAATGCTTCTTCTTTATCGTCAAACAATTCTCTGATCCTACCGTCTTGAAATACAATCCAGCGTGTCATAGAAAGTCCCGCACCCATCGGAATGGGTTTGCATTCTAGTTGCAAGTCAGTTCTCATCCTGTCTCCTAAAGGAGCAGTACGAGGACGAGAAGGAGGGTAACCCGTCCCCGCACCGCCGATTATGAGGCTTGGATAGCAAGATCATTGCCAAGCGAACGAACTTGTATTATTACTCCGTGTCTACGAGCGGCTGCATAAATATTTGCTTTCATGCTCTTAGGTGGACAATCAAAATCTTTGTCTCCTTCCAGTAGTCGAACCTTACCATCGAACCACATGCCCCATGGATAACGTTCTTCCCTGCCACTTCGTTTAA